GATGCCTAAAGTCTAGGTCATCAAAGACAAGGCCGTCATGCTCTGGTCCGAATCCTGTTAGTTGATCAAGGTGAGTCACTAAGAAGGGATTCTTGAAGTGAGCCAGAGCAAATGATGTCTTCCCTGTGTTGGAAGGACCACAAATTATTGTTGGTAGAGATAGGTCAATAGCTGGGCGGTCGAATTTACTAATGTCAAAGGGGGGTGGTTGAATGGGGCTAAGTAGTAATCTGAGCTTGCCAACTGTATTGTGATGTCGGAGGTAAAGTGAGAAGTGATCCTCCGCCAATTGTCTATCCGAATCTCCCTTTTTAATCGCCTCTTTAAATAAAGCATAATCAGCTCTTTGACCCTGAATCTGAGGCGTCCCAATTGATATGGGCTCATCCACTCTTGATTGTGGCTTAGTACAGTATTTCTTGTTGTCCTCAAAGCTTCCTCTAGCAACTTCAACATGGCAGGGACCGATGATATCTTGAAGTCCTTTGATTCCACGGACTTTCTTATTAAACTGAACATAGCCCTGGTAGTGCTCTCTTCCAGTGTCAGGGGCTTTCTCCTTCTGGAAAAGGATGAATCGAAGTGATTCTGGAAGACCATCTTGTAATTTTAGTAATTTGTCCCAAGGACCAAAATGAGTGAAAACGTAGTTTTTGGCTGTAGAGATTCTTGCTCTCTTGTTTGATGTATCAGGGGCGTTGGTTCGGCTCTCTGATGCTGCGTTGTCTATAAAGATGTTGGGCTCTTCCATCAACGAAAGGATGAAGGATGCAAGAGTGTGTGGTGGTAAGTGTACACCCGCCGCACGCCCAAGGGCAGCGGCGGGTACGTCAGGAAAATTAGCGCAGGGCCGGCGCTTCGCACCGGCCTATTGCCGTGTATTTACAAATACAGCCGGCCGCAGGAACGCGGCGGCACATCGGACCGGTGGGTCCGATCGGCGGCCGGCCGGCACGTCGGACCCTGGACGGGGTCCGAGCAAAGTTTAATAGCCCACTTTAGTAAAATAAGTTTTATCAAGTGACGTGGCGAGGGGTGGTTCCGAGGGGAGTGGTTCCGAAGTGCGCAAAAGGTAATAGTGTACTTTTGCGCACTTAATGGGGGGTGAAGCACCCCCCATGCCTTGATTAGCCCATTAATTTTAATTAAGCGAATTAAATTGCTACCCGCTATGTACCGCATAGCGGTAAATAGCTCATAAGTGTTTGTGTAGTATCCACGAACGGACATACGGACCCTCCAAGGATTCGGGTCCTACTGCCGTCCGTGCAGGACTCCGCGCGCAAGACGCGCTACGCCCTCTGTAGCATATCGTTTAGTCAGAGGAGTGCGGTCCTGAAGGACCTTAGCCCATTATCTCTTAAATCTTGAAGATCGTTGACTTTAGATGTTTAAGAATCTTTATTTATGGATCTGTCCATCTAACTCTGGTAGTTAACACGGCAGTGGTGCCTGTACCAGGAATTACAGAACCCATGGTCACCATTAACAGTGACCCAGAATCAATGGAACCAATTGTAGCTGCCGTTCCATTGTAGAACACTGAGTGAGATAACTTGATGTACCGTTCAACTGAATGAACGGTTGGGCTACCTGCAACTGCAACGGTAGCACCTGTATTGAATGTACCCATTGCATAGGTCATGTCAGCTAGAACCTTAAATCGTGAACGATTGTTTAGGTTTAGGTGTGAGATAGAGCTAGAGCCTTCTAAAATATCCCCAATATTGGGCAGTGTTGTGTTGGTTTGGGTGTCGTATAAAATAATTATACGTGCTAGGTTAGCATTGGTGGAACTGTCCTCTGGTTGTACTATTCCTCGAATGTAGAGTGACTTCATATGGATTCGTCGACCAATCCTTTGTGTGTAGTCTGTACCAGTCGATACCCCATTTAGCAAGGTCACAGTTCCTGTAGTGTCGCAGGCATAGTTGGCAACAGGTAGGTCGGTTACCTTCTTCTCTGCCTTAGATCGAACACTTGCTCCAAAAAACCCACCTGTTCTAAGTGGTGCGGCTCTTCTTGTGGCTGTAACTAACTTTCTGAATTTCCCTTTGGCTGACTTTGATCGTGCGGTAGTGGCTTTTCTCTTTCTTGAGAGCATAGTGTAAACTGGCATGTTGGTGTTGTTCTAATAGGAATTGACCAAAGACTAGCTCTGGTAGAGGCGGCATACAATAGAAGTTCAACACTCGAGAAATGACCTTTCCAGGAATTTATTTAATGAATTCTTAAATCATCATAAACCCACTCAACTTTAAATCGTCGCGAAATAGCGACTTTCTGAGTATCTGTGATATTGGGGATATCAAAGATATCAGCAGTTTGGTGGGTAAAGATCTTCTTGGTCTTCTTGGGGATCAGGGCTGTGGTGTACCTAACATGAACAGCTCTGTCAGTATCCACATCCAAGATGTTAATGACAGCTGAGAAATGAAGATGCCTAAAGTCTAGGTCATCAAAGACAAGGCCGTCATGCTCTGGTCCGAATCCTGTTAGTTGATCAAGGTGAGTCACTAAGAAGGGATTCTTGAAGTGAGCCAGAGCAAATGATGTCTT